TGCCGGCGTCGTCGGCGACCAACTTGAGGCGGCCTATGAGGAAGGCAGCATGGAAATTTGGGAGGTGCTTTGTCCCGGCTGCGGAAAACATCACGTCATGCAATTTCGGTTCAATGAAAAAAATCCCGAACTCGGCGGGCTGCGATTTGACACGTCGGCGGGGCGGGTGGACGGAGGGAAATACAACCTCAACAAAATTGTGCCGACGATCCGCTACCAGATGCCTTGCGGCTTCATCGTGCGCGACGACGCACGCGAGCGGCGCGCGCTGGTTGGCCGCTACCGAGCGACAAATGCGGGAGCGATTGAATCCCGCCGGTCATGGAATTACGACGCAGTGAGCGTTCCTGAAATCAAATGGCCGGAACTGACGTTTGAATGGTTGAAGGCCATCCGCGCAAAAAAAACCGGCGACATTGAATCGCTGAAAAAATTTGTGCAGGAGCGCGAGTGTCAGTTTTGGAATCCATCAACGCACATTCCCTTCAGCGGCGCGACACTCTACAACGTGAATCTGAAAAACCGTGACGCGATGCCGGGAGCGGTTTATCGCGGAGCGAAATTCGATTGGCAGGCCGGCTACAAGGCCAAGGGTGAATTGGAACATTACTGGGGCGTCATCGTGGACGTGGACATCAACGCAAATTCGCAACTGATTTGGGAAGGCAAATGTCAGAGCGACGCGGAACTGCTGGCGGAACTCGACGCGCATAAAGTGCCGCGAAAAAATGCGTGGATTGATTCAACCGGCGTCCAAAAAAAGCGGCATCTGCAATTCTGCTACCAAAACGGATTGAACGCCATCAGCCTTGATCAATCGCGCCAGCAGGGTTTTTTGCACGCCGATAAGGTTCGCCGGTTTTATTCCGAAGGGAAGCCGATTTACAAAGAATTGAACACCGTTCCACTTTTCGATCTGTCGTTTGAACGCGACGGAAAAGGCGGCGTGATTGAAAAAAACCACCCTGACGAGCCGATGGTGGTTGAGCTGCACAAGGCCGGGCTGCTCGCATTTTATTTTTTCATCCGCAACATGAAGGCAACCGTGTTGAAGGAAAATCCGAAGGCGACCGAAAACGATTACATCCGAATTGACATCCCCGCCGACGTGTCCGACGACTTCAAAGCCATGATGGAATCTTGGGAGATGATTCCCGGACACAAGGGCGCGGCCAAAGATGAATCGGTTGACGGCTTCAAACCGCGCAGCCGGTTTGATCACCAGTTGATGAACATGGCGTATCACTGCTTTGATTTGGAATGGAATTTAAGACCTGACACCGGATTGAGTCTCATCGGCGAAAGACTGGCGGCGCTAGGTTTGCCGATGGCTGGAGAAAAATAATTCTTGCAAAGACTGTTTCATTAAAAGACATTGAATTCGTGGGTGTTCAAATTCAGGCGATTAAAAAAGTCGCATATTTGGAAGACATCGCGGACGACGCGATAGCATCATCGTCCACTTTTCAGGAAGCCATCACGGCGCGTCGCAAGCAGGTTTTTTCGTCAACTCTCAAATCTGGAAAGGTGGTGGTGTCACAAAGCGGCAGCGGCCAGAGCGGTTCCTACCAGATGGGCGGGGCGGATAACGTCTGGACTCCCGACAACATCCTCGGCATGGTTCAGGAATTTCTTTTGATGGTGCGCGCTGCCGATCCCGTGCTGCTGCCGGATGATGCCGATCCGGCACACACACGCGCGCTGCGTGATGCCGTGGCAGCGAACATTATGGCCGGCAACGTCCCCGATGCCGTGCGCGCGACGCAGGGCGATTTCACATTGCTTTTCGTCCCGGTTTTTGGAACTGGACTTTCGACATGAATTTTTTCAAGCCACTTGCGAAGTTTGGCGATGCGGTCATAACCGCCAGCCTGCATATCGCCCGCGCGACGCCCGGCATTGGTCGTGTGTTCGCCAGATTCGAGGCGGCTTACACCAACTGGGGCGCACGGCGCTGGCTGATGACCTCCTACCAGCCGGCCCGGTTCGAGGTGGACTTCAACGCTTCCATCGAAATTGCCCGCAAGGCAATTTATTTTTTTCAGAACAATCCGATCATGCGGCGGATTGAATGGCTCAAGGTGCAATACGCTGTCGGCGTCGGCGGCCTGACGGTGACGCCCGACCCGTCCGACCCGTCCATGAAGTCCGAAGAAATTGAAAAATGGACGGCGGCGCGGCAGGATCGGTGGAACAAATTCTGCAAATCGCCGGACATTTCAAACAATCTCAACATGGGGACGCTGACAAAACTTTGGGAGTATCAAAACAACCGGACGGGCAACATAATCGTCGTCAAAACCGTTGACGAAAAAGGCCAGTTGGCGATTCAGACGATTGACCGGCTCCGGCTGCAAACGCCGACGATGTTCGCCAGCGAAGAGGGGAAAACTGTCTGCCAAGGAATCCGGTTGAAGCAAATGACCGTTCCTGTCGTCGAGATCGTGGACGGGAAGCGGCAAAAAATCATGCGGACGGTGACGACCGGCAGGCCAGAACTTTACTACATCCAGGACGAATTTGAGCCGACGAAATTCGCGGAAGTGCCGGCGGAAAATGTCATCCACAAATTTGAGCCATTCATGCCTGGACAAATGGTCGGCGTTCCTGACTGCCATTCCGTCATCAATGTCGTTCACGATTACGAGGACTTGCACATTTTGGAAATGGGCGCGGCAAAACTCGCGGCAAAGATTGCCACGGTGGAAAATAACCGGACTGGAGAAAAATCAGGACTGACTTCGCGCACGTCAAAATTAAACATCACCGGGGTTGACGCCGCCGGCTCGGCCACCAGCAAAAGCGCGCTTTACGATTACAACGTGACGGTCGGCGCGCAGGAAATCGGATTGATGCACGGCGACACGCTGAAAAATTTTATGATTGACCGGCCAACGGTCGTCCAGCAGGGGTATTGGGAAATTCTGGAAAATCAGATTTGCATGGGGCAGAATTGCGACCGTCTTTTGGTTTCTCCTTACTCGGTTCAGGGAACGGTCGTGCGCGCGTCGCTCGCCGTCGCCCGCGACGCCTTCCGTCGTGACTTTGAATTGGTGTCATCCGTGCTGCGCGAAATCTACGAATGGTGGAGCGAGCGCGACGTGAAATACAACGCGGCCAATTTGAAAATGAAAGTGCCGGCTGATCATGCCGCGTGCGAAATTTACCCGCCGGAAGGCCCGGACGTGGATGTCGGCTATTCCGATCAAGGACTGGCCATCAAAATGGAATTGGGAGCAACCAATCTGGCGCAGGTAGCCGGGCGCGACGGGCGCAACTGGCGTCGAGTCATCCGCCAGACGGCGCAGATTGAAAAGGCGATTGACATGGAAGCCGCCGCCGCCGGCATTGATTCCAGCCGGATCAGTTCCAAGCTTTTCAAAACAGGCAAGGCGCTCGCCGCTGACAATGCGGTAATTGACAACACCGCCGGCGAAGAAGAAACCAAACCGCAAACCGCATGATTTATGCTTAAAAAGTATCTACCAGTTTTCAACAAAGCCACCGCCGAAAAGCCGCACGAAATTCTTGTGCATGGCCCGATTGGCCGTTCCTTTTGGTCGGACGATGGCATAACCGGATTGGAGTTCACAGATGCACTCAACCAAGTTCCAGCGGGTGAAAAAGTCGTCGTCGGAGTCAACAGCCAGGGCGGATATATCGGCGAAGGTCTCGCCATCTTCAACGCCATTGCCCGCCGGAGCGCCGACATCACCGTCCGCAACGATGGTTACATGCTCTCGATTGCTTCCTTTTTCCCGCTCGCAGCCGGCAAGGTTGTCTGCCCGGACACTTCCGTCTGGATGATGCACAAGGGCTGGTCGGGCACGGAAGGCAATGCAGATGATCATCGCAAGAGCGCGGATATGCTCGACACGCACGACAATGTTTTGGTAGGTGAATACGTCAAAAAGACTGGCAAGTCAGAAACCGAAATTCGCGCGATGCTCGCGGCGGAAACGTGGATGACTGGCAAGGAGGCCGTCGCCTATGGGCTGGCGGACGAGGCCAGCGAAAATGAAACCGCGCTTGACGCGCTGGATTTCAGCGGCATCGAAGCGAAGGCGTTCAAACATGTTCCTCAAGGCTGCAAATCAATTTTGGCGGCGGCGTCCGCCCGCAATTTGAAACTTTCCGCACCCCCGCAGGGCGCGGCAAAACCACAACCACAACCGCCGGCAAAGCCCGGCACTGCACAGGAAAATACCATGAACAAAAAAATCCTCGCTGCCCTGCTTTTGGAGCATGGCGTGAAAACTTCCGCCGGCAAAGACTTTGCCGAGACGGACACCGACGCCGATTTTGAGGCCGGGCTGAAAACGCTCGCCAAGAAATCCGGGCTGCCCGCCGATGCACGTTTTGCCGCGATTGAGGCCAGCCTTGCGCTTGCCGAAGATCGCCGCATCACCGACAAGGTGGCCGCGTTCGTCACCGATGGCGTCATCACCAATGAAGAGGCGGAAACTGTCTGGATTCCCGCCGCGAAAAAGGACGAAACCAAGACGCTCGCCTTGCTCGCCAAAAAGGAGCCGGCGCTGGCCGGCGGCTCTCCGCTGTCGTGGTCTGGCATTGACATCCTTGACGGCAATGCCGATCCGTCCGCGCGCGACGGCCTGACTGGTCTGGCTGGCCCGCGTTCGGAAATGCTGGTCAACATCCACAAGGAACACAAGACGCCGGAAGCCCGTCACCGCGTCATCAAGGCCGAGTATTCGGCACTGTTGCGTCAGGCGCTCGCCAAGGATGCCAAGACCGGCCGGCGCGAGGTGTTCGCCGCGAACACATACTCAGGCACGCTCGTTACCAACTTCCTGATGGATGGTTCCATCACGGATTTGACGCACGTCTGGGCCATGTTCAGCGCGTTCAGCATCGCCAAGGATGTTGACCCCTACAAGCCGCTGGCGGTTGGGCAGTTGAAACACATCACCGGATCGGAAGCCGCGCAGACGAATCCGACCAACTTTGAGCCGACCGACGGTTCCACGGTTGCGCCGATCTCGATCACGACGGCGTGGATCAATCAGCCGTGCCGCGTCGGCCCGACGGATTTGAACAACGGCCTTCGCATTGAAGACTTGCGCGTCAAATCGGTTGCGAGTTTTGCGGATGCCGTCACGCAGGCCGCCACCGCTCCGATCACGGCGGCGAACTTCACCGCCACGCCGGTCATCACCAGCGCGGCTGCGTTCGGTTTGTCCGACCTTGCCACCCTGCAAGGCCAGTTGCAGAAATCGCCGACCAAGAATTTGATTCTGGACGGCACTTACAAGGCGCGCATCGCCAATCAGCCTGGATTCTTCCAGCCGACCGGCACGGTCGGCGGCGGCGGCGACGGTTGGAAGCCCTACGGTTGGGACGGCATCCATCTCGCGTCCAACTGGGCGGGCGCGGGTGCAAACATCAAGGGCTTTGCCTGCGCGCCGCAAGCGATTGTGCGCGCGACCGGCTTGCCCCTGAATCCCCCGAACATTCCCGGCGGCGTGTTCACCACGTCCACGTTTGAAATCCCCGGCGCGGGCTGCGCATGTGCGATTTCCATGTGGTTCTCGCTGGCCACCCGCACGATGTTCATCTCGTGGGACATCATCGCCGGCTTCGCGGCGGCGGACAAGACGGCGGGCGTCGTCATCGCCAGCGGCACGCCGAGCTAAAAGTTGTTGATTCAAAGAGCGGCTTGAGCAATCAGGCCGCTCCATTGAGCCAAAAACAAAACCACAACCAAACATGAAAAACTCAATCAAAGTCGTCGGCTACGCTGACGCCGCCGGCAATGGCGCTGAAATGTCGAAAGCATTCACCGAGGCTGATTTTGAAGCCGCCAAACGGATGCACCGTTTCCCGGAAGGTGTCCAACATTTGAAAATGCTGCGCGTTGAGGAAATTGATTGCGCAATTTTCATCGGTGAAGGCATTGCCGAGGTGTTGGAAAAAACCGAAGCGCAGCGCGCCGCCGCCGCGAAGGCAAACGCCGCGAAGGTGGCCGCCGCGAACAAGCCGGCGGAAGCCATCGCCGCGGCGCAAAAGAAAGTGCGGGACACCGCCCGCGCGCGAAATGATTTGATGGGCCGGCTGCATCAGGCCAAGTCCAAGCTTACCAATCACGACGGCACCCCCGCCGGTCTGCGAGACAAGGCGCATGAAGGCACGGTCAAGGAAATTCAAAAGCTGATTTTCGGCGACCCGGACAAGAAGGTTGCCGGTCTGGAAGCGCAGGTCAAGGAAGCCGTCGCCGCGTATGACACTGCCGCCGCCGAGCTGGAAGCCATCGCCAAACCGCTGAATGAAAAATTGTCGCCCGCGCCGAAGAGTCAATTCGTCGAGGCGTAACCAACACCAACAAAACCAAAACACAAAAACAAAATGAAAAAGCTCCTCACAATCATCGGCGTCGCGGCTTTGCTGGCGACGGTTTCTTTCCAAGCGTCGGCGCAGGTTCCGATTTACGCAAATCAGACCATCTCTCTGCCGTCGGTAATTCTGGCTGCGAACAGTCCGACGAATCTGGCCACACCGCTGTATGTGGACTGCTCCAAGCAAGACAAGGTTCGGTTCAGTTTCAATGAGCGTTCTGCCGATGCGTCATCCACGACGAATGTGACGTTCCTCGCGGCATGGACAATGGATGGCAGCACTTATGACACCAATAACTCGGTAACTCTTACCGCGTGCGTTTTGGCCGGCAAGGCAT